CCTTGATTAGTGTAAGGAGCAGGCACTGTTAGCCTTGCCGTTATTTTTCTAGAAACAGCACTACCTGTTTCATTAGCATTAAAATTTTCGGTTAAAGATTCAATAGAATTTGCTCCAATTCTAGCCGCTAAAGATATTGCCCCGTCTTGTGCTACCGCACCTGTTATTCCTGCGTCTTCAAAAGCTAAGTTTATAGTCTCTACAACAGAGGCTTTTATGCTTTCTATGACTATAGTGTTTATTTCGTTAGCTTCAATATCATATTCAAAAATACCATCCGCTTTATCACCTGTAACAAAATAATATATTTTTTTTTCTTCAGGATGCGGATAACTTGCAATTACAGTAGCGTTTGGGTTAGAAGAGGCAGATAGGCCATATATATCTTGATTGGCAATAAGCTCATTACCTTTAAGGTTTTCAACAGCCCCTACATTTCCGTCTTCTGAAAAATCAACACTAATATTTAAAGCGTCTCTATATTGACCAGGTTTTAATATCCTGTCATCAACATCTTTGTCCATTTTTGCGGACTGAAATGTTCTTTTACTTTCTGCCATTTAATTTAATTTAATGTTTAATCCACTTAGCTTTGCCTCTTAAAACTTGAGCCATTTCTTCGGATTTATAATTTGTTAATCTTATTTTAGTATTTCGCATTTTTGAGCTTGCCTCTTTTTTATATAAAGTAGCAACTTGCACAGTAGATGGCCTGAGTTTAGCTAAATTATATAGCATGTAAGCATATAGAGCGTCTTCAGCAAGCTTTGGTACGTAAACCTTAGATAGGTCTCCATTATCAGCAATGCCGTCAGAAATATAGTCTAAAACAATTAGATTGTCAGATCTGCCAGCAAAGGTGCCATCGAAGAATATAATTCCGCTTACTGTGTCTATAAAAAATGTTCCAGTACCCGACATATCTTCCGGGTTGCTGCCGTATCTTTTATTAAAATAAGAAAAATTATCTTCGTTATAATTATTATTATAATAGTCCTGTGCGGCTTGTGACCTATTAGACGGGTTATTAGGATCTTGAAATCGTGTAGCGGAATTTGATTTAGCAGCTGTTTGCAAATTTCCGTCACCATCGTATAAAAAAGTATGATCCGCGTCTTGTAATATTGCTGTAGGATTACCAGCTGTTCTTATAGGCACTAAAACATTTTTACGTCCATCTGTACCAATATGTGATATTTTAACATAGTTAACATAATCTTGAGGTAAAGGAAATTGCAGGGTTGAACCTAATTCTATTTCAACGCTTTTTTCGCTATGCAAAATGTCATAACTAAATTCTTGCATCCCTCTTTGTGCCCAAAAATCAATCTCGTATTTAGGAACTTTAGGCAAAACCTTATCTTCTCCTATATAAGCAACTACAAAGTTGTTTATAATATCTTCTAAACTAGTCCTACTATAATACCCTAAGCCTTGAAAATCAGCGGGTATATTACCCGCATCCCCCTCGTGTTTTGCGTAATACTCTTGACTGGTGTATATTTTTCTTGATTCTGCCATTATCGTTCAGATTGAGTTATTTGTTGTTCTTTAGCTGAAGCAGCTTGTGTTATATCCGCAGCTCTTATAATAACTCCAGCATATGATAATATCTTTACAACTAGTTCATGCTGCTCAGAAGCGTGCAGTTCAAAATCTTTATAATCAGTGGCACTAGTATTAGCAACAACTTGGCCAGCTGCAGTGCCCCCAACCCATTTCACTTCTGCAGGCTTTCTTATATAATTTATATTTATATCCGTTATTCCTGTTGTAGGATACATAACAATACCACCTTCATGTCTAACATACACTGGATTTTTAACAGTTGGCTTTGTTAATGGTGATCTATTTAAATAAAGTATTTTTTGACTAGAAGCTTCTGGAGCGTGTATAGCATTTACAGAAACAGTACCTAGCCTAAAAAAATTACTAGGGTAAGCATAATAACTAGAAGTTGTATTACCCGCTGGATTAGAAAAAGCACCCGCAGTAATTGTTTCCTCGTTTTCAAATAAAGCTATTTTTTCTTCTACGTTTTTTCTAATGTCTGAATAATCAGAATCATTAGATACAACATAATTTCTTAAAGAAAAGTAACCTTCAAAAATTTCATTTTGAGCTTGGTTAGCCAGCGAGTTAATTTCTGCCGGGGTAATATAACCTCTATTTTCTTTATTCAGTATGTTTAATACTGTTTTATAAACTTTGTCTATGCTTACCATTGTTGTTTTTTGTTTATTAGATGGTTATAACCAAGCGAATGGCTATAACCTGGTATTTTATGAAAGTTTCTTTTCGATAGCTTTCATAACGTCCACGCCTTCATCTGTTTTTAAGAATCGCGCAAACGCTGCATATGGATGTTCGTCAAATGGTACAGTCATAATTTTCTTGCCATTTGCGCTCCATTTAAATACTGTATTGTCATCTGTTAATTTAACAATTCCAGCTTCTACGCATCGGTTAGCTAAGTTACGAAGTTTAATATCTTCATCCTTTGCGACTTCAATAAATAGCTCTGGATTATTTTTAGCAAATAAATAACAATCTCTTTTTATTTCTTTAGAAGACATTTTTGTTACGTCAGAACCAATTTCAGTTCTAAGTATAGCTTCAAGATGTTCAACATCAAGTTCTTGCACTAATTTTAACGCTTCTAATTCTAATTCTATAACATCAATATCATCAACAGCTTCTTTTACATAGTCTATTTCTTCCCATAGATTTAATCTATCTGGGTGATATATTGATAATAGTTTTTGAAGCAAGGGTTGGTTTCTTGGTACAACAAGAATGCCATCTTGAAATACAATATGCCTAAGCTGAGCAAAACCATCTTGTTCATCTACAAATAATGATTTTTGATTGTCAGCGTATCTTATTTCTCTATTTATGCCCTTTTCTTCATCAAAGTACAATAAACCTGTACTTTTTATTTTGTATGTTAACGGAGACATTCCGTTTGTAAGAACGTATGTTCTATCTTTAATTTCCCAATTTTTCATAATATAATTTAATAAAATAAATAGCTAAAGGGCAGCCGTAACTGCCCCCGCTATATTAATTAATTACGACTTCAACAAGAAGAAGTTGTTGGCTCCTTGAGTAATTAAACATCTTTCAGATAAGAAGTTAACTCTCATTTCGTCCAAACTAGAAGTATATGCACCTCCTACTGATCCAGTAATCCAAGTTTTCATTTTTCTGTCATCAGTTTCAGAAGAACGATAACGTACATGTAAAAATGGTCTTTTGATGTTTTTACCTAGATCTTGATCATATACAGTAGATGTACCTGCAGGAATAATAGTTCCTTCAACATCGCCAAATCCGCCTCTTGTAGCAAAATCATTTAGATATTTCCAGTCAGTTTTGTAGAAGTCATAAGAACCTCTTCTGAATCCAGAAAATCCTAGATTTAGCGCCATATCTTCAGAATTGTTGAATACCCCGTAGGAAGTACCGCCAGATCCGTAAGAATTTTTAGCAGCTAATGCATCATCAATAGCTAGAGATAAGGCTCTGTTGCTATAGATCATGTTTTCTTCAATAGATCCATTCTTGTCTAATTGCTTAAGAATGTTATCAAAGCCGGTCATGTTAGATGCTAAATCCGTAGATAGACCATCATATACATTCCCCCTTGCTTCAAGAGCAGCGAAGAAACCTTCAGAACCACTATAGTTTGCAGCAGCAGTACCAGCGGAAGCTGTTTTCTTAACTGCTTCTACCATAGACATTTCTAGATAGTCTTCGAATCTTAGTCTAGTTTCGTGCTCAGACTTTAGGTACCATAGATAACCAGAAGCACCATTTTCAGAAGTAACTTCAATCCATCCAATCTGAGCAGTGTCAGATCCGTTGATAGCGTAGTTGTCTTTTAAAATGATAGGCTTGTTAGTGTAAGAGCTATAGTCAGAATCTAAAGAACCAACCATTCCGTCAGTTCCTTTAGCAAACTCAGATCCATATACTAGTACATTTGCTTTAGCATACCCAGTAGCTCCGGTAACACCCGTCCAGTTAGCGGCTGTATAAGCAACAGCAGTAAAAGTTCCAGTATCACCAGCTGCAGCAGCTCCGGCAACAGTAACAACACCTTTAACAACAGGTCCAGTAGCGGCACCCGCAGCGGTTAAACCCTGTACCATAATGGTTTGTCCAGCTCTAACAACAGGAGCGTCTCCGGCAGCATAAGCAGTACCGTCAGCTTTTGCGTCAAAAGTAACTGTAAATACAGACTCACCAGTTCCACTAGCAGTAGCAATTGCTACGTTGTCGTAACGTGTGTGTAGTCTCCCTTGCTCAATCCATCTGATTTCGTCAGAAGTAGAAGGCATTTCGGCTGATACCATACGTAGAAAAGAAGAGATAGAACGATTTCCGTAAATCTCAGCTTCTTTTTCGTATACATCAGGTAAAAATTGTTTTGTAAAATCAAAGTCGGTAATATAATTACCTTGAAATAATGACCCCTTGGTTGAAGAGGGCGTTAAGTGTTCAATGCCAGTTGTAATAGCCATTGTAATAAATTTTTAAGTTATTGTCTTAGTTTAATTTTTAGTTTAGAACTAGAATCACCAGAAACAACTTTAAACTTTTGGCCTGTAGATGTTTTAATAACACCTTCTTGCCTTGGATCCATATTTATATTTTTAGCCTCCTTAGCGGATTGGCGAAGAGCATCGGCACGGCCTTGCTCATAAAAATGTTCGGCTAATTTATCTGCATTTCTTGCGGTAAATAAAGCCTTATGGTAACCTTTAGCATCTTTTATTTGACCATCTTCTCCTAAAAATTGTTTTACAAAATTATTAATATCAGATTGTTGTGTTTTCGTATCATTAACATTGTTGACTTTATAACGGTATTTATTGTCTCCAACTTGGAAATCAAAACCTTTAAAATCTTGATTAAAAACATTATCTGTTTTTTGTAAAAAACTTTCTGTAAGTTGTTTATTTGACTCAGCGTTCTGCTGGTATGTATTGTAATACTCCAAAGCTTCTTTGTACTCCTGAGGAACATCTGTTTGCTTCTTCAACTTGAGGTCAGCGTAATATTTCTCTTTGTTTCCTTCTAAAAACTTTTTAGCATTAAATAACTCTTCTTTAAATGCTCTTTTTTTAGAGCGTATTTCTCTTGGGTCATCGTCTTCATCATATGAAAAATTGTCTTCCATATACTCAGACACTTCTTGCGAATCCCAAGGTTTTGATTGTTTATAATATTCTCTCAATAGATCGCCATCATTATATTTTGATAGATCTCTATTTAATAAAACAAAGTCTTCAACACTACCACCTGTTTCTTCCATAAACTTAACAAGCTTATCCACGTTCTCCGGAAGTACAACTTCTGGTTCTGCAGGTTTTGGTTGTTCGTTTACTTGTGCAGCTCTTTCGTCTATGCTAGGCTGATTAGTTTCTACCGTTTTTTCTTCGTCCTCAACGAGTTCGAGCGGCGAGTCTTGCTCTTTTGTTTCTTCGGCTTCGGTTTGTTCTTGTACTTTTTGCTCCACTTCTTTGCTATCTCCGGGTGCATCTTCCACAGGAACCTCCTCTGTTTCTCGCTCTTGAACGGCATCTTTTTCTTTGTTTAATTCGTCTAAGTTAATTTTTGGTATTTCATCAACCTCTTTGCCCGCAGCTTCGGGTTCAATCTTACCTTCTTCAACTGCTTTATCTAAAACAGCTTGTTCTTGTTCTTGTGCTGACTTTTGTTCAACGTCTTCAGCAGCACCTTTAATTTTCCATTCTGCCATAATTTAATAATATATAATAGTTAATAATTTTTTATCTAGGTTCAAACCTGCTAAGATCTATACCACCTAAAACATCATTTCCACTAGATTCAAAAGCTTTTTTAGGTTCTGGATTAGATACTGGTTTATTTAATGCTATTTCTTTTTTCGCATCCAACTCCATACCTTTAAGTTTCATATTTAAATCAAACTCATATTGCATTAAGCCTTTTTTAGTTTCAGCTTCGTTTTGTAATTTTTTAATATCAAAGTTTGATTGAGCTTCTGCTAATTTCATTTTAGCCTCAACTTTCATCATTTCAGATTGTGCTTTTGCCATTTCAGCAGCTTGAGCTGCCTGCGCATTAGCCTCTGACTGCGCTGCAATATTCCTTTCTGCTTTTAATTGGTCCGCAGCTTCTTTTCTAGCTCTTCTGTATTTTAATAATTGATTTGCTAATTTTATATTTTTAACTTGCCTAATGTCTATAACATCTTCAAGATGTATTTGGTCTCTTGATAATGCTACTTGTATATTATTTTCTACAAGTTGTTTTTCTTCTTCATCAGGGTCTAATTCTAAAAATATACCAAAATCATGAAGATGCAAATTTTCCATTTCTGCTAATGC